TTTACCAAAGAACAGGCCACCGAGTTCGTGGAATTTTTACTCGCGTGGGGGGCAGAGCATGGCATCACCTATTCCCAAGTTTAATTACTTCAGAAGCAAGAACCACCTAAAGAATGTGGCTGATTTGCCTTGCCAGCATTGCGGGATGGAAGGCCAGACACAGGCGGCACACAGTAACTGGGCGAAACACGGCAAAGGGCGCGGGATTAAGGCTTCAGACGAGTACACAGCGGCTTTGTGCTACCCATGCCATGCACAGTTAGACCAAGGAATGTGTTTGTCTAAAGAGGAACGGCAGGCCATGTGGGACAACGCACATGAAAAAACCCTACAAGAATTAAAAAAGCGGGGTTTATGGCTAAAATAAACTTAGTATCAACACGCATGGGGATTGTGTTTGACGCTATGCACACAGCATAGAGAGTCAGTAGTCTCCAGCCGTGTTGGTAGCCGCAATGAGGGTTAGCGCCTCATTATTTCTTGAATTGTGCAAATACCAAGGAAGTTGAACATCTCTGCTTTATGAGGGCGGCTATCAACTACTTACGAAGCGCGGGGATGCCTGCTTCTGGTTGACCTTGGGCTTCATGGCTTCTGTGCATGGGGTGAGCATGAGCCATATCAGTCTTTTCGTGGGCTTTTAACTCTTTTTCCAACTCAGAAACTTTACGGGCTTCTTTCTTGTATTCACGTTCTAAGACGTAGTGACCGCCCTTAGTTTCTTGACGTTTTGCTTCAGAAATGTTGAAATTTGTAGGCATGGAAAAAACTCCTATAATGTGCTTGACATTGTACAATGTCGATTAACCTTGCAAGGAAATATCATGGGAAAAATGGACGCTGAAAAATTTAAGTCTGGTGTTTCTGGCGAAAAAGTGCCTGCTGGTGCTTTGAGTTCTGATACCTCTGGCGAACGCAAAATGCCTGTTAAAGGTGGCGTTGGCATGGGCAAAGCCGATGGACTCGGTATGCGTATGGCAAGCCACGCTGGTATGCACGATGGTCGTTTGGGCGAGATGAAGGGTGGCACTTCTGAAAAAGAGTGTTACTCACATGAGCGCTACGAACATGCTCAAGATAAATAATAAATAAATCGAGGTATCTAGGGAGAGCCATCCCTAGACCCCTCTAACCAAACCAACTATGAAGGAGTTGATATGGCTGAGATAGATTCTAAGTCTCTTCACGAAATGTTTGAATATCGTGATGGATTGCTTTTATGGAAAACAGACAGAGCAAGGCGCAAAGCCAAGGCTGGTGATGAGGCTAGTCATTTAAACAAGACTGGCTACAAATATACTTGTTTTAACTATAAACAGTATCGAACCCACAGGCTTATTTATTGCATGTTTCACGGGTTTATGCCCGAATACATAGACCACATTGATGGTGACAAACTAAACAATAAGATAGAAAATCTAAGGGCTTGTACTAAAGCGCAAAATTCTTACAACAGAAAAGCGCCAATAACAAACTCTAGCGGGCATAAAAATGTTTGTTTTTATAAAAGATACAATAAATGGCGTTCATACATTGATGTTCACGGCAAAAAAATAACTGGTGGATACTTTGATACAATTGAAGATGCCGTTATTAGTGCAACGAACCTAAGACAAAAGCACCACGGGGAGTTTGCTAATCATGGATAAATGTCTAGACTGCAAGCATTACTTAGACACAAATTCCATTTTGGGGTTGTGTCGCAGATTTCCTTTGTTTCAAAACCGCAGTCCACAAGAGTGGTGCGGTGAATTTACGGCAAAAGCAGTTGCCCAAGTTACCCCCGTTGACGCGGGGGATTTTTTGCCTGAGAAGCCCAAACGCATGGGTAGGCCACCAAAGGTCAAATCGGAGGTTACAGAATGATTGTTAAACCTCTGAGAGACAAAATCATTGTCAAGCCCGAACCTCGCGTTAAATCCCTAATCCTAGATACATCGCTGATGGCAGAGGCCGATTCCATCGGTACAGTTGTTGCCGCTGGTGACGATGCTTTATTCCAGGGCGTAAATATTGGCGATAAGGTTGTCTTTGGCACGTTGGCCAAGGATTACAGCGCTGAATACTTGAAGTTTGAGGAACTAAATCTAAATGGTGAACGCCATCTCAAAATGAGTTGGCAAGACATTTGTGCAGTAATAGAGGAAACTACATGACTAAAGAACTAATTAACCTAAGAATCCAAGACCTAATCAGCAAAGGTAAGGAATTGGAAATGCAATTACACCAAATCAATGGTGCAATTCAGCAATGTCAATGGACTTTAACCGAACTGGAGAAAGAAGATGCCCCTAAAGAAATCGACAAGCCCGAAAGCGTTTAAAGAAAACATTAAAGCCGAGATAAAGGCAGGCAAGCCCGTCAAGCAGGCGGTGGCCATTGCTTACTCGGAAAAGCGCGAGGCTGAAAAGTCTAAAAAGTCTAAAAAGTAACTGAAAAGGCTAAAAAGGTATGAAAAAGCATGACAAGCCAATAGAGCATAAAACCACGGGTAAAGGTAAGACCTACAACCCTACGGACAAAGGCGCTGGAATGACGGCTAAAGGCCGCGCTGAGTACAACGCCAAGAATAACGCCAACCTAAAGCCACCAGCACCAAACCCCAAGACAAAGAAAGATGAGGGTAGGAAAGCATCATTTTGCGCCCGCATGGAAGGCGTAGTAAAGAACGCCAAAGGCCCAGCCGAGCGAGCCAAGGCATCACTAAAGAACTGGAATTGTTAATATGGCTACTAAACCTGGACTTTATGCCAACATCCATAAAAAGCAAGAGCGTATCGAACGCGAGAAGAAGGAAGGCAAGCCCGTAGAAAAGATGAGAACGCCAGGCTCAAAGGGCGCACCTACGGCCAAAGCCTTTAAAGAATCTGCTAAAACGGCTAAAATGAAGTAAAGCCAAGCGGAGTATTTATGCCAACATTAGCAGAATTAGCACAGTTAAGCGACAACGCTTATGTTGGTTATCCACAACTTCAGCGCCAGGCGGCTCGGATGCGTCAAGCACAGGCAGGCCGTACTGCGGAGAATCTGCCAGACCCAAGAACTTATGGGTTCATGCAGGGGCTAACAGGCACATCACCTGACGAACTGGGAATGAGCGTGTTATCGCCCAACACAGCGCCTGCAAAAGATGCGGCTTACTACGGCTACCAACTTGCTAACCTTGGCCAAATGGCTCCAGCGTTAGGTGCGCCAACAAGAGCGGCCGTCAGAGCAGGCGGTCAGGCCATCAATGATGCAATGGTGTATGGAACTGGTCCATTGGCCAGGATAACTCCACAACCCATGCGGATGTTGCCACCATCACAATACGTTGGTAAACCACTAGAGGGTTTGCCTGGCGTGGTGGATGTGGGCGGCAAGATGGAGCAGTTTGGAACTGACCAGCGGTTAGTAGATATTGCCAAAGGCTACATGGCCGACAAAGGTTTTATCTATACCCCACAAACTAAGTACGCACAGGTCGACCCTCAACGGGCGGCTAAATTGGCAGATGCTTACGAGGTCATGTCCAACAATCCCAATGACCCAAAGGTTAAAAAGGCGTACAAGGCGCTAATCGAAGAAACAATGGCTCAGTACGAGGCACTTCGTAAAAAGGGCTATAAATTCGATTTTATGCCCGAATCAGGCGATATATACGGCAACCCAAGAAATGCCATCAACGATATTGTCGGCAACAAGCGTTTATCGGTATTTCCCACAGAGCAGGGATTTGGTTCAATAACTAAGGCTTCAGAGGCCAACCCATTGCTAATGAAGATTGGCGAGAAGTGGAACGGCAAGGAAGTAACGGCTAACGACGTATTTAGAGCCGTACACGATGTGTTTGGACATGGTAAACATGGCGTGGGATTTCGTGCGGCTGGTGAAGAAAACGCATACCAAGCACACGCAAGGATGTATTCGCCAGAAGCGTTGCCAGCGGTCACATCGGAAACCCGCGGCCAAAACTCCTGGGTGAACTACGGACCTTATGGCGCTCAGAACCGAGTCGCTACCCCAGAAAACACAATCTATGCAGAACAAAAAACAGGCATCTTGCCTGCTTGGGCATGGAAACAAGGTATATCTAAATGATTGAGCAAGTATTTATTGCGGTAACAGAACTAATCGCTATCTGGTTAATCCAAGACAAGCGCAAAGACTACCGCAAGTGGGCCTGCATCTTTGGAATACTTGGCCAACCATTCTGGTTCTACGCTTCCTACCAGGCAGAACAATGGGGCGCATTTACGCTTTGCTTCTTCTTTACCGCGGCCTGGTGCAAGAGCCTAAAGGAACATTGGTTAACACCAGAGCAAGGAATGACCGCCCAAGACTATTACGAAATTGTAATGGATGCCGTAAACGAATTAACCCAAACAACCAAGATTGACTACAAAGACTACATAAGTCGCGTACTAAAAGAGGCATTGAAAATCAAATGACAGAAACAACAGAAAAACGCCCAGTTGGTCGACCTACCCTTTATGACCCTATCTATTGCGAGAAGGTCATAGAGTTGGGCAAACTCGGCAAATCAATAGAACAAATTGCTTCAAATTTGGGTATCGGTACTAGAACTTTGTTTACATGGAAAGACACGCACGAAGAATTTCGGCACGCCTTGGATGAAGCGAAGGAATATGAACTCGATTGGTGGGAGAACATTGCCCAAAATATGATGGTCGAGACCAAAGAGGGAGACAAACTTAACTCCTCAATTTGGTCACGCAGTATGGCGGCACGATTCCCCAAGAAGTACAGAGAAAGCACAAAGACCGAGATAACGGGTGCTGATGGTGCGCCCTTGGTGACGGGCATCAATGTGACTTTTGTAAAGCCTAATGGAGAGTAATGCACAGTTTCCCGTAAAGATGGCAAGCCTGTTTGACAAGGCGCGTTACAAAGTCTATTACGGCGGCAGAGGGGCAGGCAAGTCGCACAGCGCGGCAAAAGCCTTGTTAGTGCTTGGCGCTAAAAGCCAGATTCGCGTCTTATGCGCCCGTGAATATCAGACCTCAATCAAGGATTCTGTCCACAAGTTACTGTGCGACCAGATAACCCTAATGGGTTTGGATGGGTTCTACGAGATAACACAAACGGCAATTAAGGGCAAAAATGGCACAGAGTTCGCCTTTGTAGGGCTGAAGAACAATGTCGCTAATGTAAAAAGTTACGAGGGAGTGGATTATTGTTGGGTTGAGGAGGCATCCACAGTTTCCAGAAATTCATGGAATGTGCTGATTCCTACCATCCGCAAAGAAGGTTCTGAGGTATGGGTCACGTTTAATCCAGAACTAGAAACAGACGAGACTTACCAACGCTTTGTTGTTAAACCGCCAGAAGGTGCAATAGTCCAAAAGATTAACTGGTCAGACAACCCGTGGTTTCCAGAAGTATTGGCTTACGAGCGTGATGCGCTAAAAAGCCGAGACCCAAGCGCCTATCAGACAGTATGGGAAGGCTTATGCCGTCTGACAGTAGATGGCGCTATCTTTGCCAGCGAGATACAAGTGGCAGAGTTAGATGGGCGCATCACGAAAGTCAATTACGACCCTACAAAGCCAGTCCATGTAATATTTGACCTTGGGTGGGCAGACAGCACAGCCTTTTGGATACTTCAGTTCGTAGGCATGGAGACTCGGCTAATCCGCTATCACGAGGACAACCAAAAGACGATTAGCCATTACTTAGCCTTGTTGCAGACCTACGGCTATATGTACGACACGCTCTGGTTGCCACATGACGCACAGAACAAAACCTTGGCAAGCAATGGCAAAAGCATCGAGGAAATTGTGCGGGCGGCAGGCTATAAAACTAAGATTATCGAGCGCACACCTATTGCCGACAGCATTAACGCGGCACGAACCATATTCAAAAACTGTTGGTTTGATAGGGAAAATTGCTACGATGGTTTACAATGCCTCAGACATTACCGCTATGAGGTAGACCCAGAAACGGGTCAATTTAGCCGTAATCCTTTGCACGACCAGTATTCACATGGCGCGGATGCCTTTAGATACATCGGGCTAATGATTAACGAGCCAAAGCCAAAGCGTAAGTCGCAGAATCAATATTAT